GTCTTAGATGATGTATTTGCAGACTTTGAAAACATTTTTGGAGGCAGATAATGGCTAATAACAGAGATGACTTTGCCCCAGAGATACGTAATAGTGCTTGGTGGGCATCCGATACCAGACAAGCAGCCAATGGTAAAGCAGTAGACACCATTCTCATTAAACAAGGTAAGCTACCTCCGCCTGATTTATCCCATATAGAAGCAGTCCAAATGGGACACGTCATGCAGCCTGTCATTGGTAGGTTAGCTCAAGACAAACTCCAAATGGAACTCAAGGAAGCGGACTATGCCCTTACTCACCCAACAGAATCTTGGTTTCGTTCTCATTTTGATTTCATCAGTGCTGATGGTAAGACACTGGTGGAAGCAAAGAACTACAACGTGGGAGTACGAAATAAGTTTGATACTGATACTAATCGCATCCCTGCTGCTGACTACGCCCAATTAGTCCATGAGGCTGCTGTTCACAATGTCAATGATGTAGTGTTGGCGGTTCTCTTTGGTGGTCAAGAGTTTTGCACATTTTCCTTTCACATCACACAAGCTGAGAAAGATGAACTCATCCAAAAAATGGCAAAGCTATGGGCATACGTTCAAACCAAAGACGTGCCACAACCCGAGTCCGTAGAGCAAACCAAGCTGGTTTATCCAGTTGGGGTTCCTTTATCTGTTACGGCTAACAAAGAGATTGAGACCGCAGTAGTGCATCTCAAAGACATGAAGTCCCGCATTAAGCAGTTGGAAGAAGGGGCAGAGATGTTAGAGACCTTAATACGCAACACGATGGGCGAGAACACCGAGCTATTGGATGTGGAAGGTAACACCTTAGTGACTTGGCGTAACAGCAAGGCTTCCAAGCGGTTTAATGCCGATTTGTTTAGACAAGCGATGCCAGACGTTTATGAGTCTTTCGTCATGGAAGCCCCCGGTTCTCGGAGGTTCTTAGTCAAATGAATAACCTAGACCTCGCTGTGTGGGTAATGACCATTAGTAGCGTCATTGACACCATCATTTCTTTGAAGGATTTATTTGCATGAGTAACAAGCCAAGCCGTAATGAACGCCGTAAGGCTCGTAAACAAAAACGTGAAGGAGAAGTCAAGTGAGCAATATCGTACCGTTTCAAGAGATGCAAGGAATGGCAGAGTCTATCGCCAAGTCAGGGTTATTTGGCATGAAGGACACTAACCAAGTCTTAGCATTGATGGCAGTAGCACAAGCGGAAGGATTACACCCCGCCACTGCTGCCCGTGATTATCACGTCATTCAGGGCAGACCAGCCCTCAAAGCAGATGCGATGCTAGCCCGTTTCCAACAAGCCGGGGGTAAGGTAGATTGGAAAGTCTACACCGACAAGGAAGTTACGGGTTTGTTTTCGCATCCCAATGGGGGTAGCCTTGAATTGACGTGGACTATCAAACAAGCCAATGACATTGGGTTAGTTAAGCCCGGCTCAGGATGGCAAAAATATCCCAGAGCGATGCTCAGAAGCCGTTGTATTTCAGAAGGAATTAGAACCGTCTATCCTGGCTGTGTGGTCGGTACCTATACCCCTGAGGAGGTTGAGGAGTTTGAACCCCCTAAGGAGCGCAATATGGGGCTTATACGGGCTGCAAACGCCATAGACCTTACCGACATACCTGAGGATGTTCCAGGCGAGCCTGAGCCTCTTTTTGTATTGAAATTGCCTGATGATTCGGTTTACTCCTCCCATTACAGTTTGGATGAGTGGATTGACGCCTATATGGATTTGATGGTCAAGATTAAGAACTCCACCAAAATGGACGAGGAAGCTCGGTTTCAGAAGATGGAAAGCCTCAAGTTTGCTAACAAAAATACCTTAGAGCTATGCAATGCTGCTCAAAAGGCAAAGATGATGGAAAGGTTGCACGGTTCCCCAAAGGAACATGGCAGCCAATTAATTACGGAGTAGGTTCATATAAGGCGATACCACCGGGAATGAATCAAAGGGAGGCGGTTTTGCACTGGCTAAAAACAAGACCGCTAACCCCTTTAGAAGCCTTAGAACACATTGGAACGATGCGGTTGGCTGCCCATATTGAAGTGCTACGGAAAGAAGGACATAACATTTTGACGAAAGATATAAAGCGCAACGGTAAAACATTCGCTGAGTATCATTTAATTAAGGAGAGAAGATGAGTAACCATATCCCACAGGAAGGAAGAGGAGTCCTATTTCAAAACCTCGAAAAGAAAACTGATACTCACCCAGACTACAAGGGTCAAATCATGCACAACGGGGAAATCGTAAAAATTTCTGCGTGGCGCAAGAACCATGCAAGAGGACATTTATTCTCACTTTCTGTGCAGAAAAGACCTGAACCCATGCCACACGAAGTCACTACAGATGACGGAGATGTTCCGTTTTAATTAGGAGGAATTATGTATTTTATTAGATTGATTGTGATTTGTTTAGTGTTGTTAACCATATTGATTTCGTTTAGTGCTTTTGCAGTCGAGAAGTGCCAACGAGATGATGATGGTTCCGTGTGTTGTTGGGACCCCAATATTGACGGACCCTGGAAGCCAATCACTTGCTAATCTTTTTAGATTTACCTTATCCACCTTCGGTAAACGCCTACTGGCTAACGTCTGGTAGGCGTAAGTATTTATCCAAGCGTGGTGTCTTATTTAAACAACAAGTGGCGGAATACGTGATAGAAAAAAAGATACCAAAACTAGGCAGCATACGGTTGCAGATGGACATTATCCTTCGACCAAGAAGCAAAAAACTGATGGATATTGACAACTGTGCCAAAGCAATCTTAGACAGTTTGCAAGATGCAGGAGTATTTGATGATGACTCTCAAGTGTGGAAATTAAACATTGAGCGAGGCATTAGCAAAAAAGGGGGTGGATGTATTGTGATGATTATGGAGTACTCAGACGAGCCACCAATTATTGAACTTGAAAATTTAGAGGATTTAAATGGCAACGAAAAAGAAAAAGGAAGCACTACCAGAGTTTCCCCTACCAAAAAATCAGCGTCCAAAAGAAGTTAAATTATTTGTAGCAACCCCCATGTATGGTGGTGTGTGCTGTGGTACCTATACCCAGTCAGTATTGCCATTACAACCTGTATTGCGTCAGCATGGCTGGGATTGTGTGTTCTCATTTATGTTTAATGAGTCCCTCATTACCCGTGCGAGAAATGCACTAACCAACATCTTTATGAAGAGCGACTGCACGCACCTGATGTTTATTGACTCAGACATTCGTTTTAACCCACACGATATTGTCAAGATGATTGAAGCAGACAAAGAAATCATCTGCGGTATCTATCCCAAGAAAGAAATCAACTGGGCTACTGTGCAAAATGCCATGAATAATGGTGTTCCTTACGACCAGCTCAAACATCACACAGGTTCATTTGTAGTCAATTTAGTGGGCTATCAGACTGAAGTGACTGTGCGTCTTGATGAACCCTGCGAGATTTGGAATGGTGGTACTGGCTTTATGTTGATTGAAAAAAGTGTGTTCAAAAAACTACAAAAGGTCGTGCCAAGCTACACCAATGATGTAATGGATTTATCCCAGCAAATGAAGGCAGATAAGATTTACGAATACTTTGCCACATCTATTGAGCCTGAAACCAATCGTTTGTTGTCTGAGGACTATCATTTTTGCCGTATTGCAAGATTAGAAGGAATTAAAGTTTGGGCAGCGCCTTGGGTGAACTTAGCGCACACCGGGTCGTATATCTTCGAAGGTCAATTATTAAGGAGCGAATGATGGATTTCACGCAAGACTGGTTTACACAAAACATTCCTGGCATGAAGAGCGTGATTGACTTAATTCCAGAAAAGAAAACCTTTTTAGAAATTGGTAGTTTTGAGGGGCGTTCGGCTTGTTGGTTTTTACAAGAAGTTATGGACCCAGACGGAAGCTTATGGTGCATTGATAACTTCGGTAGCAGCTTACAAAGCAGTGCTTTTGACTTTGTTGCAGTAAAAAGTCGTTTTGAAGAAAACACCAATAAAGCCAAAAAAGCCAATCAGAATGTATTTTTGATTGAAGATACTTCTTTAGTGGGCTTATCTGTGTTGTTGTTTAAAAACAAAAAGTTTGACTTTATTTACATAGATGGCAGTCATACATCACCGGACACCTTGACCGATGCGTGCATGGCTTTCCCGATGCTTAAAAAGGGAGGTGCGATGGTTTTTGACGATTACCTATGGGAGATGCACACCGGACCCATTCGTAGCCCTAAAGCAGCGATTGACACGTTTGTGAATATGTTTTCTGAACAGTGCCGTTTAGTGTTAAACGGTTATCAAGTCGGGGTCGTTAAAACTATTTAACCTTGTAACGCCAGTAGATTGCGGTTTTTGCTTGACACCATTTCTTTTTGGGTTCGTAAATGCGGAAACCGCAACTAATTAATGAGTTAGATGAGCGTGGATTTTCAGTGGTATCACACAATAACCACTCATATCCCATGTGTTTTGCTTTCCGAATACGAGCTTTAATCAATCTTTTTTGCAATCCATTCCCTTGAAATGCGGGCATCACACCAGCACGGCACAGATAACCTGCATTAGACCACTGACGAGATTGTGCTAGTCCAGCATATCCAGCAGGGGTTTTGTTGTAATAGGCTATCCACCAAACACCAAAATCCGTATCGTATGGTTTGTCACCGGGCAAAGTTTCCAGCTGCATAGCAAGGAGTTGCGCCTTAATTTTAGGGTCTTTGGCATCTACTTTGCGTATCGTAAATTTCATGTTAAACCTTATTAATGCAGCCTCTAAATTCAAACTCACCATTTTGTTCATCACTGACCATAATCAGCTCAGGCATCAACATTCTACCTTGGTCAAATGACAGCATAACAAATCCAGAACGCCAGTCTTTAGGAGAGTCCTCGCAATACTCAAAAGTGCTAGATAGTGGGTCTGCAAGGCATCCGGTCTGAACCCCGTAAAAGTTACCTTGATAGTTTGAGATTGGGCTAACACAGAGGACATGGGTGTGACCAGTAATAATATTGGTGTTTCCAGATGCCAATAGGTTGTTGTAGCCAGCATAACGACCACCTTTAAACCTATGTTTTATAACAGTATTTTCACCAATCCAGTAAGACCAACAGGTTTTCCATTCGGGAAAGTGATACTTTAAAGAAAAGCCATCTACACCAGAATACTCGGGAACCTTGTTTACTAACCAAGATTCGTAGCGCATATCGTGATTGCCAAGGGTCCATATCAATTCGCAACCTGCTGGCTTATGAGCCACTATCTCATCAAGATGCTGTCGGCAATAACTCAATTCATCTAAAACAGAAGGTTTGGCGTCATAATTAATTGATGGAAAACGGCTCAATACTTGTCCATCAAATGCGTCCCCGTTGCACACGATAACCTCAGGTTTGAAGGTATCAATCATCATCAACAAGGCTTTAAATGCCGTGGTGGTTGTGTCTGTAAAGTGAGCGTCTGAAAACACAATGACACGTTTGACCTTATCCACATCTATGCCTCTACGGACATTGTGGGGTGTTTGCTCTATTTTTTTGAGGGGTGACTTCTTTTCTTCCCTTTGTGAATTAAAGGTAGGAAGCTCAATGTTGTATCGGATTTGAATTGCTGCTCTACGATTGAGAGCGCTTCTAGGATTAATATCTAATTGTTTTCCTACAAGCGTTGGACTGCCTAATTCTTTCC